AACCATGATCACCTTTATTACTAACACAGAATACCAATAGATAATTTGGGTGTTCTCTTACTTCTCCACTCTTGGTAAATCTATAGCCATTCTGTCCAATGATACCTCTTTTAATATGTCCTTGTTCTCCGTTATTCTTTGTCCACTTAATACTGAAAAATCCAAGTTTAACAATATCGTGAAATTGTTCTTTAGTCATATTTACCTTTCTATTTATAGTTATAATATAAGCATTAATAACCTAAATACAACAAATCAATTAAGGTAATAATAAGACATCTGTAATCAATCTCAACCCTGAAGTTACCCTGCTGCCCGTGCCCCGGGCGAACAGCTCACAGCTGTAGTATTAATAGAGGGAGTATGCGGGAGCTTGGGAGTTTGGGGGAATAGAACGGACTTCTGATCAACCGAGTAAGGACTAAACCCCATTACCATCTCCTTTTGAGGCAAGGGCCGAATAACTCCGTTTATCTTGCCTCGTATAATAGGGCTACACATTAAAAGAGGTAAGCCACATCCTATTATGTCCTTATTATATCATCAAATGTAACCCATCTCAACCCTTTCTTTCTTTTTCTTGTGGATAACATTTCCAGTCAGGAGGGAGGAAATCCCGGGGCGCCCGCCAGCAGAACTGGCAGCTCAGGACCGCAGCTGCTGGAGCTGCGTCCCGGGAGCTTGAGGAGTTTGAATGGAGTTTAACCACTCATCATCCTATATATTACCACCAAAATAACGCAGAAAACCACGATTTTCAATGGTATGAGTAATGTTAGTCAGTCCATTTGCACCTTCTCTTTCTACCTGCAATTCCAGGTTATTACATCTTACCAGGCATCTCCTGGATCTGTCAACAGGAAATTCAGGAAAACAAATGGCGGAAATCAGCCATTCTCTTCATGGAGGAAATCCCGGCGCGCGCCCCGGTGCGAAAACCACATCTCCAAATGAAATCCCAGAAAACCGCCATTTATAATCGGAGTTTGGGAGTTTACCCGCTGCGGGCCCGGTGCGTAACTATCCACAAGTTACCCACAACTTAATGTGGGTAACTATAGTGGAGTTTGGGAGTTAGAGCCTAATGCTCTTGCGGACTAAATATGTTCTTTATACCTTGAGCAAAAGTTTGCTCTTGGTCTTCAGCCATAGCTTCAGCCCGTTTCGCATTACGAGTCATAACAGGAACAACCCCATCATAATGATTCGCAATTCTCTTGAGTACTTCGTTATTTTCTTCTAATCCGTCTGCAATCCTATTGAGTGCGTGACTAATATGCTCGTCTACAACCATAATAACCTACTTTCTATTTATGTGGAACATAACACAACTGTGCTCGAGTGACTCGCAATGAGTGCCTAGCTAATGTTTAATGTTCCATATGTATTATAACATAAACTTATCCACAATGCAAGAGATCATTTGGATTATTTTGTCAGGAAGTTCAGGCGCCGGGCGCCCGGTGCGCAGCACCAGCAGCCAAGATCCAAAATCAAAGTGGCAGTTTTACGGGAGTTTCAGGAGTTTGGGGAGTTCCGCAGCGAGCCCGGGCCCCAGCTCCCCAGACCACAGGCAGCCGTCCACTGAATCGTAGTCTTTTTCACGGAGTTCTAGGAGTTTGGAGCTTGGAAAGAGTTTCGTGGTCTTCCGACCGGGATCATATATTAAGATAAATACAGGTGCGCCATGTATCATATGAAGCACATTCCAGGCGATTTGAAGAGGTGAAATTGATACTCTAGCAGCTCCCTTCTTGTTACGTCTTACAACCTTCAACTCAAGCGTGAAAAATCCAACATCATTGTGATATATCAAGCAATCTGGGAATCCAGGAGTAACGTATGACTCAATACGAGTTATAATATATTTCTTACTCCCATTTTCCAAACATTTCTTTAAATTCTTGTAAAAATTTGTTTCCGTTTTTACGGTCATATACTCTTTTGCTCTTCACTACTTTCTGCTGATACTTCGGTGATGTCCTTAATTCCTTCGCTACTGGATTTCTCTTCGACCGATAAGACAGTTTTATGACCTTCTTTTTTAAATTTTCCATCTAATCCTAATTCCTTTAATTGCTTGAGAACATCTTCCCTTGACATATCATCAATTGATCCTGTTCTAATCTCTTTTCTTTCAACATATAATCCTGCAGCTTGACCACGTAATCTTTCGGCATTGATAGCAGCACTGTGTGACTTGTCTCCAAGTGCCCTATCTCTTAGTCTAGCCAGTTCCTGGACATGCTTGTCCATTTCAACTTTGTGTGTCTCTGCAAGCTCACTTCTTTTCTTCCTGACAGCAGCAACAACACGTGGGTATCGCTTAATGCTTAATAGCTCGGAAGCTGTAGTTGCAGCACGCTCTCTCTTATACCCAGACTGCCTTGCACATTCTGTTGGAGTCAATCTGCCTTCATTGGCAGTATATATTTCTACGAAAATCCGCTGTTTTTCAGTCAATCCATCCTCTCCTCTTGGGTATTTCAATGCCATGTCTCTGGTATTACGGATGGTATTACGAGTGACCTTTTCTTCCAAGGTAGCTAACTTGTTGGTATATATATCTTTTTCACTCATTTTAGCCTAAAAATACTCCTTTTTACTCCAATTATTCAATTTGCCAATACTTTGCCAATACCCGCTATCCCTTATCCCATATGACGAATTAGGGTTGGTATTACGGTATTGGCAATATCCCGGTAAAAAGAAAAAATAAAAAAACTTTTTAGCATCCAGCGCCAATACAATACTGTTCATAGTAAATACATTGATCTACTGGAATGTGGCAAAAAGTCAAGATATCCGCGCCTTTTAAGGGCATGCATCTTGGAATGCACATTACTCTTTGATTTCAGTCCAGTGAGTTGTTTAAGCTCCTCGTACGAAGGAGCATAGCCATTTGCACTGATAAATGATTGAATTTGTTGAAGAAACTTGTGTTGCTTGGGTGTCAATCCTTTTTTATCACCCGTAATACCTTTGCCAATACTCTTATTTTCTAACATATGTCCTGTCCTCTCTTCCTGGAAATTCACTGTATCCCTTCGCATCTGGGTTAGGCCCATAGGCCTTCCTCGTATGTCGGAGCATCTCGTTGTATCCCCATTCATTTATGGTCTCTTGTGTAATTGATTTTTCCAATGTATCTTTCAGTTCCTTTTCTTTTTCACTGAGCTCCAACCGCGTAGGACCCTTCTTCCTAACATACGTAGTTATTTTAGCCCATGTAATTATTATATCACTTTTTTTTGGTCGAAGGAAGCCTTTCTCTTGGTCCAAGCGTGGTAGTTCCTCCTCCTTATCAAAGTTGTTCTTAATGAATTCAAGCACATCCTTATCCTCCTCAAACTGTTTGACCACTTTTTCAATGACCCTTTTGTCCTTCCATAAGTTAATCTCGTATGTCTGCATAGTTTGCCTCTAAATATTCTATCTTTTTTACCCACCCTTTTGGTATGGTAATGTAACGTCCGCCGTTTTTATCATCCGGGTCCACACACCACGATCCCATGACAATGACCACTCGATCATCATTCTTGATCATCCACCCAATGTCCATCACTGTTGCAAGATCGCCCTTCAGCATGTCCTCAAGTGACTGCCACCCCGTCTCGCCGTCCATGGCATCCATCCAGGTAACCTTCACCATAGGCCATGAGTTAGGCTGCTTTAGTTTGTCTGGTTTCGGCTGTTCCACTTATCACTCATTTCATCAAATTTTTGTTGTACCTCCACGCCATCATACCCCGCTTCCGGTGTAAGGCTGGCACGTTTTTCCTTGTCATCAATAAATTCGTTTATAATTTCCATGAGCATCAGTGTACTGAAGGATTCACCGTACGCCTTGACCGCCTGCATCTTATCCAATAATGAAGGAAAAGACATGTTCTCACGCTCGCCCTCAATAAGAATGGTTCTAATTTCTTCTGTTGCTTTTCTTAGTCCGTCCATCATGTATCTTTATTTCCCTCCGTTCTGATTCTTTTTCTATTAAGTGCATCATTTGCTGTCCCGGTCCACGATGCACGATCAACCCCATTTGCACCAATGCATCATAGTAGGGGATCTTAATCGCCACACTCTTGTATTTTGTCGTATCAACCACGCTTCGTTTTCCTCTTGAATTTTTTGTTCATTCGCTGCAATATCCTCCCCATGAAATGCTTACCAGTTCCTGGATGGCGATTGATGGTTCCATTTACTTGTGTGTGCATGGTTCCTGTATTCTTAAATTCTTTTTTATATCCATTAGCCATTTTTTTCCTTATCTATTAGTCAGTGCCTTCCCAATCTTCATTGACGTCAATATTTTCCTCATCCTCAATGATCTCATTGATCTTCTCGACGATTATTTCTTCCTTTTCATGAAGTCTGTTTAGTTTATCAAGCTGTGTCTTGATCTTCTGTAATGGTGTCTTTGGCATATTGCCTCCTATAATTTTTCAATCTTGTCAACCCACTCCCTAATGAGTGGCTTTCCCAACTGCATTGGACCCTTTAAATAGTGTCCGCTTCCGTCCTTCGATACATACTGCAATGTGCGTATCATCGCGTCTTCTTCGTTTTTCGCACGGATGGTGTACGCAAAGGTGTATTCCCTTTTCGTAATGATTCGGTACGTGTTCTTTTCCTCGCCCTTTTCAACATGAAATGTATTAATTCCACCAATGCGCCTATCAATTTTCCCTTCCTGGGGCCGTTCGAAGGAGATAACTTTTTCCTTATAGTGTTTAGCTTCTTCAAGCGCTTGCTTGGTTTTCTTTTCACGGATTTTTTGCCGCTCGGCTTGAATATGTTTTTCTTTTTGCTCATTCATCGGATATTTTTTATCGTGGCAATCTCATCAAAATGGTCTTGTCTCCTCATATCATCCAGATAGCTATCTATTCCGTATTCGTAACGGCGGGTGAGGATTATGTGAATCCTCTCCCACCTCTTACGGTCGAGCAACTCTTGTTTTGTCTTCGGAAAGCGCAGTGCCTTCCCTCCAAGACGTTCTTTTTCCTTAGCTAATCTGTCGTACAAACTTTGTTTCGTTTCCATTCTCATCTTCTATTCGAATAATAGTACACTATTACAAGCCCTATGATTATTACGGTGGCGAAAACAAGGAAATCAGTAGTAAAATCCGTCATATTCCCAACCATACTCTGTAGATCCACAGCAAAACCTGAAACGCTATCCAGATCTTGATGGGTATTAAAAACAGCCAAAACAATGACCAAATCATCTGCGCACCGCTATGTAGTCATAGTCAAAGTTGTCATGCTTTCGCTGCACCAACGTGACTAGGTCCTTCATGTAATAGTTGTACACATGCTTTCGCAGTTTATCGACTCTCTTCAAATCCAGCGTTGGCGATAGCTTCTGCTGGTCGGGTGAAAACAAAAATCCACGGTAATAGGAAATGGTGTTTCCTTTGCGTGATTTGTTGATCCATTCATCAAATTTCTTTAAGCTTAACAAAATATTCTCCAACTCTCCTTTTGAAAGGAAACTTTTAGGCTTCTTACTAAAAATTCCTCCCTTTGTATATGTTCTCGTCATCTCAACTCTTTCATCTTTGTTGGTAGGCCAGCGATCGCCCGATACTGGCCCACCATTAGGACACTAGTTTTATGCAAAACTAATAGCCCATATTATACAGTAATTGATGGGATAAATCAAGTAAATAATTATCCCGCAATTCCGGGAAAAAATACGTGTCAAGTAAAATCGTACTTTTAACTTGCACATTTTGTGCACAGAATGTATACATAAACCCTCAACTTCATTTCACCCAGTGGACTCTCTTACTGCTCATTCGAGCAGGGAGGGTCCCTTTTTAAAAGAGAACATGTCAAGAACATATAGAATCGTTAGATACAGAACAAGAAAGATGTGGAAAAATATTCAAAAATGGTTACAATACCACCCTGAAAAAAGATATTTCAGGGGGCAACGTGATTAAGATATGGTTTTTGATGGCCTATATAGCCTATCCAGATGTGGCAGCAATAGTATATAAAGGATTTGGTGGATATGAGGATAAGGAAGAGTGTGAATCACTACTTATTCCAACCGAAAATTATATTACTGATTTTGAAGCCAGACAAGGCAGAACAACACTATACGTAAATGTGGCGTGTGAAGAAATACTGGCATTTCCTGAGTCAATAAAACCTAGGAAACCTAAAAATGAGACGTCATTTGGCGCATAAACACTGGAGGGTGTATGAAATTTTGGTTGAAGATAATAGCACTGCTAATGATATTAATTATAGTCTCGATGTGGGCTAGACCCGTACTAGCAGACGATACAAACACACAGACGAACACATCCGGAAGCAATACAAATATTACAGGTGGGTACGAGAGTACAAGCACAACAACGAATAATAACGACGGACAAACAAACACAACAACATCAACAACAACGAACGCAACAACCTCTAATGGGTCAAGCATACCACCACCATCAGCAAACAGTCCCTCATACTCAAGTATGAGTCAGGATGTGTGTAGCATGGGCATTAGTGGCAGTGTCACTACTGGGATCGTGGGTTTTTCTGGTGGCAAGCACGTCGTTGATGAAAACTGTGAGCGCATCAAATTAGCCAAGGTCCTTCAGGATTTCGGCATGAAGGTTGCAAGCGTTGCAGTACTATGCCAGGACAAACGTGTCCATGCGGCAATGGAATCTGCAGGAACGCCGTGTCCTTATCAGGGCCTCATTGGTCCAGCTGCGCAGGAAATGTGGGATAAATACCCAGAAATGAGACCAGATTATGAGGAATGGAAAGCTAAAAATGAAATAATCGCCAAGGTCGACGAGCGAATAGCGGAAGAAAATAGAATAGAAGCGGAAAGAATAGCTGCTGAATTAGCCAAAGCTGCTGAAGAAGAAGCATTAAAACAAGCTAAACTATTAGAGGAAGCAAATGAAGAGATTAACGCTATCACTGTTGTTATTGACTCTGTGCCTATCAACAGAAACAACTAGTATAGAAATAAATACAGGGAACATCCTTGTAAACCCTGGGTTCACTGGCGGCAATACAAGCTGGACAAACCACGGAACAACACAGCAACACCATACTTACTACGGTAATGAGTGCAATCCCAATACAGCCAATAATTTTTCAACCACTTGCGGTGTAACGAAAGGATCCCTCGCTGGCGTGGATGATGGCGGTGTTTCACAGACAGTAACATTATCAGAAGACACGAACATGGGTACCCCTGAAATACAGCGTGGGTTCACTTCAACCATGTCAACGGACATATGGTTCTGGCATGGCGAGGACAAGGTTACCATGACACAAACGCTCACTGACTCCAGTGGCGATGTAAATACACAAATAAGAATAGTGGAGGATGACCACAACATCTACAAGACATACACGGATTCCATCACGATTGGAGCAAACACATCAACAGATTTTGATATCAATGCAAGAATAGACATAGATGACTCATCCAACTCCTCATCGCACGCAGGACCGGATGTGGATAACGTTGAGCTTAGCATTACCTATAATACATCGGATGGCGATGAACTTGATTGGGAAGAGGATTTTAACATACCAGAAGATATAGAATGGGAAGAGGACTGGACATGGGAAGAGGAAGAATTTACCTGGGAAGATGATTTCTACTTCGAGGAAGAATTTGATGTGGAGGATTATAATGTAGGAACTGAATTTGAAGAACCACCCCTAATGATAGAGGAAGAATTTGAAGAACCACCTCCAATGGAGGAAGAAACTGTTGCCATGCCTGAAGAAGAATTCGAGGAAATGTACATGGAAGAATTTGAGGACATGGAAGAAGCATTCATGGATGCACCTGAAGAATTTGAAGAACCACCTTTAATGGAGGAAGAAGAAACTATTGACATGGAGATGGAAGAAGAGGAAGATGTCGTGGAAATGGAGGGAGAAGATGAAACCGAAGAAATGGAGGTTGCTGAAGATGAAGAATCTATGGAAGATACCGAGGGAAGCGATGACGAACCTGAAACAGAAGTGGCAGAAGAGCCAGAACCTGAAGATGGCCCACAAGAGGTTGCTGCGAATGAGGAAGAAGCAGTTGGAGAAGATAATATTGAAGCTGGGGAGGTAGAGGACAATAAAATAACAGTCTCAAAGGAAATTAAGGTAGGCAAGGTTGACGTTGGAGAAATCAAGGTAGCCATCAATCCTAGGGATATATTCAAGGAAGTGATTAGCTTGAATGACTATTCCAATAGGGATTTTTATACAGACAAAGGACTTAATTATGCCACAAATGATGACTTTTTTGAGCAATTAAGCATGATCGAATACAACAAGGAAATATACAAGGGCGTAACGCTTGTTCTATATATACAAGGCGATCCAGTGGAAGTGTACAGGCAAGAGCTAGAAGAATTGGCTATACAAAAAGCTGGCATTATGATAGAACTGAAACTCTTGAGAGGAGAATAAAATGGCATATAAGAAACCAAAAGGTCCTGTTAAAAAAGGTAAGGGACCATCAAGATCACAACAAAGGGCTGGTTTGGCTGATCGAGCTATTAATGTTTGGAAAAAAAGCAATCCAGGAAAAAGAATAACTGGTCAAATGAAGAAAGACCTTACTAGAATAGTTAAAGACGATATTAGAGAAAATCCTAGAAAAGTTAGAGAATGGATAACTAATTACTATAAAGGAAAGAAGAAATGAAAATAATAGAGAAATTATCTACATACGCTGCACTGATTGGCGTTATAGGGGCCATAGGCGGAGGTTTTTACACCTGGGGCCAGTTTAATACACGCCTTGATGCAATAGAGAACAAGAAACCAGTGAATTTAAAGCCTTTGCATGAAAAGGACAAGGCATTGACGCAACAGTTTGATGAGGTACTACTATATGCCAACGAATACAAGGTGGATTTAATAGACAGAATAGCAGCAGTGGAAGAAAAAATTAAACCTGTTGATTTAACATTGGTATTCAAGGAAATTGGAAAGGTAAGAGAAGAAATGGCAATGCTGGATATACCAGATGACATTGATCTTAAGCCCTTATCCAAGAAACTAGCAGTTCTAAGTGAAGAGCTTATACGAATAACAGCAACAATTCCAAAAGTTGTAAATTTAGACCCTTTATTGAGTGCCATTAAGAAACTTGAAACTGACGTAGCAATTGCGTTGAAAGAAAATGAATTGCAAGACATACAGATTCAAGAAATAAAAAAGAAAGCTAATAATCCTCTAGCTAAGTAATGATAGAATGCCCAGCCTGCAACCAAGATCCATGCGTCTGCGACGATGGCTGTGATTCATGCGGCGCGTAAGGTTACTGGATAACTTTGACTGGACGATGGTTACAATTGGCTGTATTGCAGTAATAATTTTTGTAATTTTTGTAGTGGGAAAACTGTAATGAACGACAGACTCGATGTATCGGATAAAACGGCAATAAGCATGCCGATGAGAAATCTTCTCTCGATATTGGCGGCCACAGCAATTGGCGTGTACGCGTTTTTCGGGATCCAGGAGAGGCTCAATACTTTAGAAACGCGTGTAACATTATCAGAGGCAGATCTTACAAAAAACACGGAATTCCGCATAAAATGGCCTCGAGGTGAATTAGGTTCCCTGCCCGCGGATAGTCAGCAGGATTTATTAATTGAATTTATGGCATCTCAGCTTGAGCATATGCAGGAAGAAATGGAGTCAATGATGAGTAATTCCGTAAATATAAAGAG